GACTTCTTTAAAGATAAAGAGGGAGAAATGGAAATGACTGGTAAGAATGAATACGTTCTAACAAAAGACGACGTGGAAAATTTTAGCCCATCTGAAATTGAAAAAACATTCAATGAACCGATGGAAGACGAAGACGATATTTTATTAAACAGATATAATTCATAAGGTTAAAGGTCGATTATTTCGACCTTAACTTTTTTTGGCGACACTATTTGACTATAACTTTTTATACAACTATAATTTTAACATAAACCTTTAATTTTTATTTACACATGGCGACAAATGTTTTAGACGCAGTACTTTCACAGTACGAAAAATCAACACAGAGTTCTACGAACTCATCATCTAAAATGTCTTCTGAAGATCGAATGAAGAAATACTTCGCGGCTCTTTTGAAAGACAACGAAAAACAAGGTCAGAGACGAGTACGTATTCTACCAACAACAGACGGATCTTCACCGTTCAAAGAAGTATGGTTCCACGAAATCCTTGTGGACGGTAAATGGCAGAAATTTTACGATCCAGGAAAGAATGACAACGAGCGTTCACCTTTGAATGAAGTTTATGAAGAACTTATGTCAACAGGTAAAGAAACTGACAAACAATTAGCAACACAATACAGAGCACGTAAGTTTTATATTGTGAAAGTAATTGATCGTGATAACGAACAAGACGGAGTTAAATTTTGGCGATTTAAACACAACTACAAACAAGAAGGAATACTTGATAAAATCATTCCAATTTGGAAAGCAAAAGGTGATGTAACCGATCCTGATAATGGTCGTGATTTGATCCTTGAACTTACAAAGGCTAAGACTCCAAAAGGAGCAACTTACACAGTAATTCAAACGGTTATGTATGATGACCCATCACCAATCTCTAACGAAGAAACTCAAATGTCTGAGTGGGTTGCTGATGAATTAACTTGGGAAGATGTATACTCTAAAAAACCTGTTGAGTATCTTGAGGCAATCTCTCGTGGTGAAACTCCACGTTGGGATTCAGAAAAAGGTGGATATGTTTACTCAAACACTGAAACTTCTGAATTTTCTATGGGTGGAACACCAAAAGTTGAAGTAAAATCAATCAACGAGGTTGCTGATCCACAAGCAAACGATGAGGCTGATGAAGAATTACCATTCTAATTTTAAATAGGAAAAATATAACGGGAGCAGTTTATTGTTCCCGTTTTTTTGTTTATATTTTAGTACAAACACTAACTGAATATTCATATGGCTTTAAAGAAAAATGACTTTAGTTCGATCAAGAAAAAATTCTCATCGGACGCAAAATACAAACCACAAAGATTCTTTGATTTAGGATCTGACTTCTTAGATGCGGTTGGTCTACCTGGACCTGCAATCGGTCACCTTAATATGTATTTAGGTCACTCTGATACTGGTAAAACTACCGCACTTGTTAAAACCGCTGTTGATGCACAAAAGAAAGGTATTCTTCCTGTGTTTATTATTACGGAACAAAAATGGTCTTTTGATCACGCAAAACTTATGGGTTTTGAATGTGATGAAGTTGTTGATGAAGAAACTGGTGAATTAGATTGGGATGGATTTTTCCTCTTTAATAATAACTTCAGTTATATTGAACAAATTACCGATTACATTAACGATCTATTAGATGCACAAGTGAAAGGTGAATTGGATTATTCACTTTGTATTATGTGGGATTCAGTCGGATCGGTTCCTTGTAAAATGACGTATGAAGGTAAAGGTGGTAAACAACACAATGCAAGTGTTTTAGCAGATAAAATTGGTATGGGTATTAACCAACGTATTTCAGGATCTCGTAAATCGGATTCTAAATATGAAAATACCTTAATCATTGTCAACCAACCTTGGGTAGAATTACCTGACAATCCATTTGGTCAACCTAAGATTAAAGCGAAAGGTGGAGAAGCGATTTGGTTAAACTCTTCTTTGGTATTCTTGTTTGGTAATCAAAAAGGAGCGGGAACAACAAAGATCACGGCAACAAAAGATAAGAGAACTGTGAAGTTTGCGTCAAGAACAAAAGTGTCGGTTATGAAAAACCACATCAATGGTCTTGGATTTGAGGACGGTAGAATTATTGTAACCCCACACGGATTCTTACCGGGTAAAGACACTACAGAGGAAAAGGCATCAATAGAAAAGTATAAGAAAGAATACGCCGACTATTGGAAAGACGTAATCGGAGTTGATGGTGACTTTGATTTGAAAACAGAAAAAGAAGAGGTAGAGTAGAAATCATTTAAGTTTTAGGAAGTGTCCAAAACATTATTAGTAGACGGAAATAATTTATTGAAAATTGGATTTCATGGTGTTAGAGAATTCTATCACAATGGGAAACACGTTGGTGGTGTTTGGCATTTTCTAAATACTCTTCGTAAATTCTTAGAAGAACACAACTACAATAAAGTTGTTGTTTTTTGGGATTCTAAAACCTCATCCCTACAAAGAAGGATGATTTACCCCAAGTACAAATTAAATCGTAAATCTTCAGATTCAGAATCGAAAGAAGAATCTTTTGCAGAACAAAAACAAAGGGTTAAACAATACCTCGAGGAGATGTTTGTAAGACAATTAGAAACGGAAAACGCTGAAGCTGATGACTTGATTGCTCAATATTGTAAAATCTCCTTAGACGAAGAAAAAACGATATTTTCCAGTGATCGAGATTTAACTCAATTAATTGGGGAGAAAGTATCGATTTATTCACCATCCACAAAACAATATTATAAGGTTGGAGATACAATAAAGATCAACGATGTTGAGATTCCACACTATAATATTAAGACCGTAAAGATTCTCACTGGTGATAGTTCGGATAATATCGATGGTATTTTCTATCTCGGTGAGAAAACTTTGGTTAAATTATTTCCTGAGCTACTTGAAGAATTAGTACAAATACCATATATTTTGGATAAGAGTACTAAATTACTTAAAGACGAGAAGGGGAATGTTGCACTTCAAAATCTATTAAGTGGAAAAACTAAAGAAGGTATTTTTGGTGATGAATTTTATGTGATCAATCAAAAGATCGTAGATTTAGATGAACCACTATTAAGTGATGAAGACAAAGAATTGGTAGGACTATATTACACTGAGTCGTTGGATCCCGACGGAAGAGGATATAGAAATCTAATTAGAATGATGATGGAAGATGGATTCTTCAAATACCTACCAAAGGGTGACGACGCTTGGGTAAGTTTTTTGAAACCATTTCTTAAGTTAACAAGAAAAGAAAAAAGTAAGTTTAGAAACAAAAAGTAGAAAACAAAACAAACTATGAAAGATCAAGAAATAACAAAAGTTGAATTTTTGTTAATGTGTAATGACAACATCGTAGTCCAAAGGTTCTTTAATGTTCGTGGGTTTAATAGAAACGCTCACAAATCTGAAGAATTTTATGACTACATCTCAAGTCTTTACGGAGAGTTACAATACGATTTAAAAATGAGATCGGTAACTTATATGTTGGACAACCAATATGAAATATCAGAGAATCCAGACGTTTTAAATACGTCAATTACAGACGGACCTGAAAATTTTAACCTAATTATTAAGCTCGGAGATATGACAATTTGTCAGAGAGTATTCGACGCTAAAGTGTACCCTCCAAAGGTTAGATACACCGTAGACCTACGCCCGAAACTAAAAACCATACTTGGCACCCTGACTGACATTTTTTCAGGTGAAAAATTTAATTTCGCATACCCTGAATTTATCAAAAACTAATACTATTTATTTTTACTAAAGGAGAAAAAACTATATGGCGACAGGTAAAAATTTTGAGTATTTAGGTAATACTTTTCAATTACAATTATTAAATCAAATCATCGTAGACAAAGACTTTTCACATTCAATTATTGATGTGATTGAGAACAATTATTTTGAAAACAAATACTTTAAAATAATCATTCAGATGATTAGAGAGTATTACGTAAAATACGACCACACCCCGTCGTTTGAAACTCTTGAACAAATTACAAAATCAGAACTCCAACAGGAGATCGCATCTAAGATTGTTATGGATACAATTAAGAAAATTAAGGATGCACCTATTGATGGCGTAGGTTTTGTACAAGAAAAAGCTTTAAAATTCTGTAAACAACAAGAACTACAAAAAGTAATGGGTAAGGCTCAAAAGATCATCGATGGTGGTGAGTTTGAGAACTACGACACACTTGAAGAAATGGTTAAAACCGCTCTTCAGGTTGGAGCAAAAGACACTTCTATGTTAGACGTATTCTCCAACCTTGAACAAGTTCTTGAAGATGATTACAGACATCCAGTTCCAATGGGAATACCAGGTATTGATAGATTATTGAAGGGTGGTTTGGCGAAAGGAGAAATTGGAGTTATCTTAGCACCAACAGGTGTTGGTAAGTCAACTATCTTAACCAAGATGGCAAACCACGCATTTAATCTTGGATTTAACGTACTACAGATATTTTTTGAAGACAACCCAAAGGTTATCCAAAGAAAACACTTCACTTTATGGACTAAGATTCATCCTGACGATTTGTCAGAAAAAAGAGATGAGGTAATGTCTAAAGTTAGAGAAATTGAGGAGTCAATGCCAAATAAGTTGATTATGAAAAAGTTACCATCGGATACTATGACGATGTTACAAATCAAAAATCAAATTAGAAAAATGGTTTCTGATGGGATTAAAGTTGATATGATCGTTTTAGATTACATCGATTGTGTAGTACCTGATAAGAACTTAGGTGATGAATGGAAGAGTGAAGGGTCTGTAATGAGAGCATTTGAAGCAATGTGTCACGAGATGAATATTGTAGGATGGACCGCGACACAAGGTAACAGATCATCAATTTCATCAGAAGTGGTAACAACAGATCAAATGGGTGGATCAATTAAAAAAGCTCAGGTGGGGCACGTAATTATATCGGTGGCTAAGACATTACAACAAAAAGAAATGAAGTTAGCAACCATTGCAATTACTAAATCAAGAATCGGTGATGATGGGGTCGTATTTGAAAATTGTAAATTCGATAACGCGATGATTGAAATTGATACTGAAAGTACAACAACGTTCTTAGGTCTCGAAGAACAAAAAGAAGAGAGACAAAGACAACGAGTTAAAGAACTCTTAGAAAAGAGAAAACAACGAGAAACACAGTCAAATTAACAAATAAATAAATTTTAGAATAAATGGAAAAAATACTAGTAGAAAATCCTGGTCGGTTCGTCATCTTCCCTATTGAACACAATGATATATGG